ATAATAGAATTTAATCCTAATTCAAGAGACCATATTTCTTTTAGACTTAAAGTTTTAAGAAATTGGCAACCATCAGAATTTACACCAGATGGCAAAGCTAAAATTGATGATGAAATACTTGCAACATTAGATTGGCCTGAAGCAAAAATTTTATCAAGATATTTTTTAGTACAAAAAAGAATTAGTCAATTATCTGAAGGAAAAAATGGTTGGTTAAAATTAGAAAATGATAATAGAATTTATGGATCTATAAATACTAATGGTGCAGTTACAGGAAGATGTACACATGCTGCTCCAAATTTAGCTCAAGTACCAGCTGTTATTATTGAATACGGAAAAGAGTGCAGAGAATTATTTTGTGCCGCTGAAAATAAAATTCTTGTTGGAGCTGATATGTCTCAAATAGAATTGCGTATGCTTGGTCATTATATGTTTCCTTATGATAATGGTGAATACGCAAATGATGTTAGCAACGGTGATATACACACAAGAACATTACAAGCTTTAGATTTAACTCAAGAACAAAGATGGTTAGCAAAAAGATTTATGTATACATTTTTGTATGGTGGTGGTGGAAAAAAATTAGGAGAAGTAATGGGTGTTACTGCGAGTGAAGGTTATAAACTTAGAGATAAATTTTTAAAAAGAATACCAGCTCTTAAAAAGCTAGTAGATAAAGTTCAAGAAGCTTCATTAAAAGGAGACATTAAAGGTTTAGATGGAAGACGTGTATTTGTTAGATCACAACACAGTGCACTTAATTCATTATTACAAAGTAGTGCTGCCATATGTAGCAAAGTTTGGATTCAAGAATGCAAATCATTTTTGTCAGATAAAATTAAATTAGTAGCGTGGATTCACGACGAAATAATTTTAGAAGTAGAAAAAGACAAAGCAGAATTTGCAAAAGTTGAAGCTGTAAAAGCAATACAACGAATTCAAAATAAACTTAGTTTAAGAGTGCCATTAACAGGAGAATCTAAAATTGGTAAAAATTGGAAAGAAATACATTAACCTTCCAATTACAGGAAGAATTTTAACTAAAGGAACCGAGTGCAATAATCTTATATTTATTGGTTATATTGTAAGAAAATCTACAGTTAAAGAAAAATGGTCTACTAAAGAAGCTTGGGTAGAACAAAGTATTAAAGAAGTATTACGAAGTGCAAAACGAAGAGCAAAAGCAAATAAATTACCGTTTGATATTACATACAAATATTTAAAAAGTATTTTTCCAAAAGATGGAATGTGCCCAATATTTTTTACAACACTTGGATTTAGTTTAAAAGACAGATTTCAATCTGCTTCATTAGATAGAATTTTACCTGAATGTGGTTACACAAAAGGTAATGTTCAATGGATAAGCCTTAGAGCTAACACTATCAAAAATAATGCTCACCCATTTGAACTTATGAGAGTCGCACGTTACTTAGTTAAACAACTAAATATAAAAATATGAATAACACCTTGTTAATAGATGCTGATATAATTGCATATCAAATTACATCAAGCATAGAAGAACCAATAAACTGGGGTAATGACTTATTTACGTTACACAGTGATTTTAATTTAGCGAAAGATAAATATAGAGAATATATTAAAGGACTAACAGATACTTTTAGTCCAAATAAAATAATGTTATTTTTATCTGATTCAAATAATTTTAGAAAAACAATATATCCAGAATACAAATTAAATAGAGTTGATAAACGTAAGCCGGTTTGTTTTTCAGAATTTAGAAAATGGTTATTTGAAAACGAAGAAGCTATTAGTGAACCAAGATTAGAAGCTGATGATTTGATTGGTATATATGCAACTAATCCTGAAATCAAAGGTAACAAAATAATTGTTTCTATAGATAAAGATTTTAAAACAATACCATCAACAATTTCTGTAGATGGTAAAACTGTTATTAAAGTAAATAAAACTAATGCTCAGTATAATCACGCGTACCAAACATTAACTGGAGATAACACTGATAATATTCCAGGCTGTCCAGGAATTGGTCCTGTAAATGCTAAGAAAATATTATCTAATGCTATTAAGGGAAACTATTGGCCAGTAGTTTTAGAAGCTTTTTTAAAAGCTAAGTTAACTGAAAAAGAAGCTTTGATTCAATCAAGACTTACTTACATCTTGCAGCATAACGATTACAATTTTAAAACTAAAAAGGTTAAATTATGGAGTCCAAATGTCAGATAACATAAATCCAAAGCACTACAATATTTTAAAAATCCAACCAAGAGATTACATTACAGCTAATAATATTGGTTATAATGAAGGTAATATCATTAAATATGTTAGTCGTTGGAAACACAAAAATGGTATTGAAGATCTTAAAAAAGCTAAAAATTATATAGATTTTCTAATAGATATTGAGTCCAAGAAACAGGGGCATGTTTAGATAAGATTATGCCTACAAAAGACTACATTTTACCAGTTAAAATTGACGATCTGATAAAAGATTTAGATAAAATTTTTCCACTAAAAAACCCAAATATTAAAGATAGTGAACGAGAAATTTTCTATAAAGCAGGTCAGCGTAGCGTAATTGAATTCTTAAAACAAAAATATAAGGAAACAATATAATGTGCGCACCTAGTAGATCGCAGCCTCAAGCAGCACCGGCTCAAATATCACCGGTTCCAACTCCAGTATCTGATACTCAAGCTCCACAATTGGACTTAGCGGTAGAAAGAAATGGACAAGCTGATGCCATTAAACAATCTAAAAAACGTATTGGAGCTAAGTCTCTAAGAACTGATATGGCTGTAAGTGGCAATTCAAGTTTAAATATTCCTCAATAATTATGCAAAAAGAAAAAAACTTGCGAAAAGTTTTCGAAAAACTTTCTGCAAAAAAACAAAACTTTATAGATCGTGGTGAAGAATGTGCAGAATTAACTTTACCTGCTATATTTCCGAGCGATGGATTTAGTGACGCAACTCAATTATATACGCCGTTTCAAAGCGTTGGAGCAAGAGGTGTTAATAACTTAGCATCTAAATTACTCTTATTATTACTTCCCCCAAATCAACCATTCTTTAGATTAAGTTTATCTGGCAAAACAAAAGACGAACTAGAAAAACAACCAGACTTAAAATCTAATGTAGAAAAATCTTTAGCTAAAATTGAAAGACAAGTTATGTCTTACATAGAACAAAATGCTATTAGAGTTCCTGTATTTGAAGCTTTAAAACACTTATTAATAACTGGAAATGTTTTATTACATTTACCAAAAAATTCTAAATTAAAAATATTTAATATAAAACAATATTGTGTCAATAGAGATGCTGATGGAAATTTACTTCAGATTGCTATTAAAGAATCTGTATCTCCATTAACATTAGATAAAGAAACTAGAACTATTTGTAATTTAGAAGATAAAGAAACTGATATAGATTTATTTACAAATGTTGAAAGAGCAGAAGATGGAAAGTTTTATGTTGAGCAACAGTGCAATAACGTAACTATACCATCAAGCACTGGTTCTTATAAAGAAGAAGATTTACCATTTATTCCATTAAGAATGATTAGAGTTGAAACTGAAGATTATGGAAGAAGTTACGTTGAAGAATTTATTGGAGATTTAAAATCCCTAGAAGGATTATCAAAAGCTTTATTACAATCAGCAGCAGCTTGTTCTAAAATAGTATTTTTAGTTAAACCAAATGCAACTACTAAAAAAAGAGATTTAGTAGAATCTGCTAATGGAGATATTATTACAGGGAACAAAGAAGATATAGATGTGTTACAAGTTGAAAAATATTACGATTTTCAATTTGTAGAAAAAACTATTAATTCAATAACTGAAAGATTAAGTTATGTATTTTTAGTTCAAAGTTCTATTGTCAGACAAGCAGAAAGAGTAACTGCTGAAGAAATAAGAAAATTAGCAAATGAATTAGAATCTGCTTTAGGTGGTATTTATTCTTTGTTGTCTCAAGAATTTCAAATTCCATTAGTTAATTTACTAATGAAACAATTAGGAACAAAAGGCTTAATTCCTAAATTACCTAAAGACTCAATTACCCCAACAATTATTACTGGTATTGAAGCCCTTGGTAGAGGAAATGATTTAGTAAAAATTAGAGAATTTATTACAGACATTGGACAATTAGCAAAATTAAATCCAACTGCAGTACAATTAATAAACATAAATGATTTAATAATAAGAATAGCTACTAGTCACGGTATTGATACTGAAGGATTAATTAAAGACCAAGAACAAGTAGCTGCAGAACAACAACAACAAAATTCATCAGCAATGGCCGACAACTTAGTTGACCAAGCTGCAGGTCCAGTCGCAAAGGGAATGATAGAAGGTATAAGAGACGGATCAATAGATGGACAAGCTCTCGCACAGCAAGCACAACAATATATAGGAAACCCAAATGGTGGACCAAATAACAATTAAAGCAGCTGAAACTACAGCTGATAAACCAGCAGAAACAACAACACAAAATACAGAAGTAACTAATAATGTAGTAGCAACAACAACTACTGCTACACAAGATACTAAAGCAGAAGATCAAAAAATTCTTGGAAAATTTAAAACACAAGATGATTTAATAAAATCTTATCAAGAATTAGAAAAACAAGTTACTAAACAAAATCAAAATAAAACTCCAAATACAAAATCTGAATTAGAAATAGATAAAACTGCTAATGAAGTAGTAGTATCTGCAGGATTAGATATGGACGTTTTGTCAAACGAATATGCTGAGAATGGATCACTATCAGAAAAATCTATTAAATCTTTAGAGAAAATTGGTATTTCAAAAGATATAGTTGATTCTTATATTCAAGGACAACAAGCACTTTCTCAACAAATTGAAACTGATATTAAAGCAGTAGTTGGTGGTCCTCAAGATTATTCTAATATGATGACATGGGCAAAAGATAGTTTAGCTGAAAATGAAATTGCAGCTTACAATCGTATTGTTAATGGAAGAGACATTGATGCAATTAAAGTAGCTGTGTCTGGTTTAAAAGCTCGTATGGATAAAACTCAAGAACCAAATTTAGTTAGAGGTAAAGGTTCTTTAGGAAACGAAAATTATGAATCGTGGGCGCAAGTAACTTCAGCAATGGCTGATCCAAGATACAAAAAAGATACTGCTTATCAAGCAGAAGTTAAAAATAAATTAAAAAATTCTAGACTATAATGATTACATTTTTAGTCTTGATTCTAGGCATTTTTATTGGGTGGAGATTTAGTCATTTAATTGATGACGCAGTTGAATCATTCAATGAAAATTTTAAATAAATAGTTGTGCAATCTTAAATAGATGGCAACTGCCGACACATATGTAGTGTAGCATACTGACCCTCTGCGGAGGACAATCTGTAATCGCAAATCTTAAATGTTCAGGCTTTATTAACAAAGCAAACAAACAATAAGGAAAATAAACAATGGCAAATGCAAACCCAATAAGTTTAGGTC